CTACTATCGCTGGCTCAGAAAAGGCAAAGAAATATACGAGAAAGACAAAGAATCGAAAGATCTGTATTGCAAATTATACCAGTCGGTAGAAAAAGCTGAGTTAGAGTGTATGCTCAGCAACCTTGCGGTAATTGAAAATGCAGCGAGTGAAGGAAAGTGGCAGGCGGCTGCCTGGACACTCGAAAGGAGATTTCCGGATGTGTTCTCGATAAAATCTCCGATGAATGTGAATGCACATCTCACTGGAAAGACGGACGAAGATCCGATCAAGACAGAGTCAACGGTGCAGATCTATATTCCGGATAACGGCAGGAGCAGGAAACCGGACAAAAAGAAAGAGTAGAGCGCTGGTGCAGATCGCTTGGGCACCATGCTTTACATAGAAAAGGGCAGCGGATGCTAGCTGTCCTTTTTTCATGGGAGAAAGCAATGAGAATCCAGATCAGAGAAGGAAACAAGGTTATTGCAGTGCTCTTCTGGGGCAGAGAGAGCATCAAGAAGTACAACCACCATCACGATAAGCTGGGGAGATTTGCCTCTTCAGACGGAAGCGGTGGAGGAAGTTCATTATTGGAAGTGTTGTCTTCGCTCAGCAGGCATAGGTCAGGTGACAAAGTAGAGATCACAGAGCAGGCAATTCAGAAAGTGCCGGAGAAAGCATCAGAGTATTTGAGTGATGAAGAGAATAAAATTCTTCACGATATGAATGTAAATGTACTGAGGGAGTCGATGCACAAAAATGATTCAAATGAAGTTGCACAGACTCATTATGTCATCGATGAGAATGGGAAAATCGGGTTGAGTGATTTGATTCATGGTGACCAGTATTCGGTCGATATTGAGGCTGATCCCGCAACATATCATTCGTTATCTACGTGCCCATCAAGAAGCCTTCTTATCACGCATAACCATCCAGGGGCATCTAGTTTTTCTGAAAAAGATTTGGCGTTATTCATGAAGTATAGGTCAATAAAATGTTTGTCGATAGTAACAAATAAAGGGAAAATATTCTCACTGACAAAAACTAGAGATATGGGCGATTGCAAAGAGTTCTATTCGTATGCCAAGGAAATAAGCAAACGATATAAGAATGATGAAGAGCAACGTGTTGCTTTGTTAATTGCAAAATTGTATAATTATGGTGTAAGATATGAGAGGTAAGGGAGGCTGATTTTATGAAATTAAGACCAACAAAATTTAAGAAAGTTGATCGTTCAGCTGTTCTTGATGGAGATCATGATCCTGACTGGTTTGTTAATCAGATGCGTCAGTGTGCTATGATTGATATGATTGAAGGTGATAACCTTGTGGAAAAATGGGACAAGCTGGATGCCCTGTTTGCACAGGGTGTAGAACCGGATATCGGCTGGTAGATTACTGGGAAGATAAGACCGCTGGGCAGTTTTGCCTGGCGGTATTTTTATACCTTGAAAAGGCTTTTTTTGACCAGCAAACGTGGTAATTGCGTTCGCCTGTGGCTTCAGCGCAGTTGCGCCGCTAATTAAGTTGCAGTTTATCGTATTCGCATGCTTGGCCAGCTCATAGGTTGGCTGCATTGTTTTTGCTAAAGACTTAAACTTCAGTGCGGTTTCCTGGCAACGATTGAATGATTCAATTTGTTTTAAAGTATTACTGTTCGGCATTTTCAATTGTGTTATCGCAGCGGCTTTTTATCCGCTGCTTCTGCATGTCACCATGCAGTTCAGCATATATCTTCATCCTGCCTATGCTGATATTATACTATGAATACAGTACAAAAAGGGTACAGGCCGCAAATCGCGGTCTTTTTTGTTGTGAAGAGGGAGGCGGAAGCAGGGCATGACAGTCATAAAACCGCAGCCGGGTCCACAGGAAATGTTTTTGTCCACGACTGCGGATATCTGCATTTACGGAGGAGCGGCAGGCGGAGGCAAGACGTTCGGTCTTCTTATGGAGCCGCTCAGGCATCTTAACAATGGTGATTTCGGAGCGGTCATCTTCCGGAAGACATCAAACCAGATCACCGCGGAAGGAGGTCTATGGGATACGTCTTATCAGCTGTATCCGCTGGTTGGAGGTGTCCCGAAGAAGACACCATCATACAGCTGGACGTTCCCTTCCGGGATGAAAGTAACATTTGCGCATATGCAGCTGGAAAAGGACGTGTTGAACTGGCAGGGCACACAGATTCCGCTCATTTGCTTTGATGAACTGACTCATTTCAAACGGAGCCAGTTTTTTTATATGCTGTCGAGAAACCGTTCTGGATCCGGAGTTCCGGGATATATCCGGGCAACATGCAATCCGGACGCGTCAAGCTGGGTCGCAGACTTCATCTCATGGTGGTGGGACCCGAAAACCGGATATCCGATTCCGGAGAGGTCCGGAAAGATCCGCTGGATGTACCGGAAATCTGATGAAATCTTCTGGGCTGATCATATTGAGGATCTTTGGAAGCAGTTTGACCTGAAGACACCGGAGGAAAGAGCAGAGCCAAAAAGCGTGACGTTCATCGCGTCCACGCTGCAGGACAACCAGATCCTTCTTTCAAAGGATCCGGGATACATGGCAAACTTGAAAGCGCTTCCGACGGTAGAAAGGGAGAGATTACTGCACGGCAACTGGCTGATCATGCCGGCTGCCGGACTTTACTTCAAGCGGAGCAGAGTCACCATGCTGGAGGAAATCCCGGATGATGTGATCCGCTGGGTAAGGGCGTGGGACTTGGCTGCAACGGAAGACCGGCGTGATTCGAGGCCGGAAGACGGCCCGGCATATACGGCGGGCGTGCTTCTTGGAAAGCGCAGAAACGGTCGAATACTGGTGGCTGATGTGATCAACAGGAGGATGAATGCCGCAGACGTGCGCAGAACCGTCCGCAACACGGCGATTGTCGATAAAGTCAAATATCACCATGTGAGGATCCGGATGAATCAGGATCCTGGACAGGCCGGAAAGGAACAGGCAGAGCAATACATCAAACTTCTACACGGCTTCAGTCTGAACATCGAGCGCGAATCAGGCGACAAAGTGACCAGATTCGAGCCATTTTCCGCACAGGCACTCGGTCTTGAGGGAGATGAAGAGGGTTTTGTCGATGTCTTGATCGCGCCGTGGAATGAGGAATACTTCAGCCAGCTGGAATCGTTTCCGCAGTCGCGCTTTAAGGATATGGTCGATGCAACAGGCACGGCATACAACGAGCTGGAACGCATGCCAGCACTCACACCGCCGCCGTCTGGAGCAGGGAAAGCGGACCGGTCTTCACCTTGGATATATTAGGGAGGCATAAATGGCAGACAGTAATAACAACAAAAACAATTTCAATCCGGTTGTGCCGGATGTCGTCCGGCATTACAAAAACTCTGAGGAATACGGCAGAATCGGACAAAAACGCTACTCAGGCGTGTTTTTCGAAGAGTTCCTTCCGGAATTGCGCGGAGCAAAAGGAGCGGCTGTATATAAAGAAATGGCCGATAACGACGATGTAATCGGCGCAATTCTTTTTGCAATCGAGAATCTGATCCGTCAGGCAAAATTCACGATCAGTCCCGGAGGAAAGAAACCGGCCGACAAACAGGCAGCAGAATTCGTAGAGAGCTGCATGGATGACATGAATGGCCAGACGTGGACAGACACCATCAGCGAGATTCTTTCCTTCCTGACTTACGGCTGGAGCGTACATGAGATCGTCTACAAGCGCAGGATGGGAAAGAATAAAGATCCACGGCTGAACAGCAAGTATGAAGACGGTTTGATCGGCTGGAGGAAGCTGGCAATCCGTTCGCAAGAGACGCTGTGGAGATGGGAGTATGACGAGAATGATGAGCTGGTTGGGTTGAGTCAGATCGCACCGCCGGATTATGAGGTCCGCACCATCCCGATGGAAAAATGTCTTCACTTCCGGACTTCAAGCAGAAAGAACAATCCGGAGGGAAGAAGCATCCTGAGAAACGCATACAGATCCTGGTACTTCAAGAAGCATCTGCAGGAGGTAGAAGGAATCGGTATCGAGCGTGATCTGGCCGGTCTTCCGGTTCTTCAGCCGCCTGAAG